GCGAAGGCTGGCTTCTCGGTTGGCATCTGACTCAATCGATACACCGGAGTTTCGTTCTCAATGATAGCAGCCTCGTAACCGTTCTTGCGGCCCACTGCGTAAACCCCGGCGAACACCATGAAGACGAAGATCACGACGAAACACACTGCTGCAATCTGGCCTGAATATTTATTTCCCATTCCGTGCTCCTAGTTGTAATTGACTTCAAAAAACTTCACATATTCACGGGCGAACCTGACAAACACGGCCCCCTTGGCCCCGTCGCGGTTCTTCTTGACCAGCAGCATACTTGATCGTTCCGCTTCGCCTTCCTTCACCTTTGGGTGGTAGATGAGTATGAGTGCGTCGGCGTCCTGCTCCAACTGTTTGGAGTAATCAAGGTCTGCCATTTCAGGCTCCCGGCCCTCGCTGTCTCGCTTCAGCTGAGACAGTCCAATGATAGGGATCTTCAGTTCTCGGGCAAGCTGCTTGAGCCCTCTTGAAATTGCGGCAACCTGCTCATGTATGGCGAGTCTCGAGTCCTCCCACTGGACGATCTGGATGTAGTCAACGAACAGGGCTTTTATCTTCTGCACGGATACCATCTGCCGCGCTACGCTCTTGAGTTCAGAGAACTTCAGGTTTGGCGCGTCGTACAGGTACAAGGGACATTCCCTCATCCTCTCCCCGGTGTCGATAAGGTTCGTGAAGTCAGCTCCAGACAGGAGCCCGGTCATCAACCTGCCTCCTGGTATCCGGCCTTCACTCGACAAGGCGCGGGTCACGATCTCCGCATTGCTAGACTCGGCGGATATGAACCCGACCGGGATGTCCTGACGTATCGCTATGTCGCAGGCCATGTTCAACGCAAGGGCAGATTTCCCGTCAGACGGACGAGCCCCGATGATGATGTACCTGTCTGCCTGGAACCCGCCTGTCATTCCGTCCAGCATCGGAAGCCCTGAACCTATGCCTGGGATCTTTCCCTTCAGGTTATACCGCTGCTCTGCGGCCTCGATAGCCTGGGGCAGTACCTCGCCGATACGCTCGATCTTCCTGGTCTGACCGTTCGTGCCAAGCCCAAGGAGTTCAACCTCTGCACGTTCGATGGCTTTTACCGGGTCATCGCAATCCTGAATCTCTGCGAGGGCCGTCCCGATCTGAGCCAGCCTTCTCCGCTGGTAGCCCTCGATCATCCTCACCTCGTAGAAGCGCCAGTTTGCCGCCGATGGCACCCTGTCCGACAGGACCGCCAGAAGCCTCCGGTCTATCTCCGGGTCTACGTCGCCGACAGATATGTAGTCAATCTTTATCTTTCGGTCAGCGCACAAGAGCATGGCTCGGTAGATCCTGCGGTGTTCCGGGGCCGAGAAATGGGCTTCGGTGATTCCGGTGTTGTAGATGATGCTCGGGTCGATGATGATGCAGGCAAGTATCGTCTTCTCGTTGTCGCTCACCGGGCGCTCCTCTGGGCATAATCCCGGCGCACCATCTCAAGTATCTCCGGGTCGCATCCTGACTCGACGGGCTCGGCCTTAACCGCCGGCCTGGTGTCCCGCTCGTTCCGCTCCCAGGTCCTTACGGCGCTCTTCCAGTCCTTCATCGAGTTCCGGCCAACCCGCCAGCCGTTCGACTCATAGTAGTCGAGGAACCGCTCTGGAGAAACGGAGTTGCCTCTCTCTCGGCAGTAACCAGAGACTTCCTCCAGGGTCGGTCTCCTGAACTTCTTCGATCCTTCTCTCGGTTGAACGGGCGCTTGCGCCTCTTCCTCTCCTAACCTAACCTTACCTAACCTAACCTGTGTAGACAAAGTGTCAACATCTTGTGTACAGGTTGTATACGAGCCATTTTCATCTATTCCCAGAGTGGCTTTTTCTCCCTTATATTTGGTCTCTGTGTACCTGTCCTTCGCTATGTAGTTCTGTATTTTCCAGTGCTTTATCACCACAACACCGCTCTCGAACGGAATGATGAACTTCTTTGACGATAGCACCCGGAGGTCGTCGTCATTTGCCCCGATGAATCTCTGGATCTTTTTCGGGTTGTTAATGAAGCCGTCATCATCGGCCCGCATGGCGAGGTGAAAATAGAGCAGCTGTGACGACATAGGCATATCAAGAAAGGCGTCACTGTCCACGATTGTTTTTGAAAACATCCTTCTCTCGGCCATTGTAATAGTTCCCCCATGCACGATTCCTGCTTCATTGCGCGATCATGCTCTATCAAGCCAGTAATTTCACGCCTTTACGTCTGCGCGTTCGTCCTGGGCCATCCTTGACGAATCTTCCAGTCCTGAAAGTATCTCGTTGAACTTTGGAGTCTGGACGCCTGCCTGCATCATTTCGCTGATGAGCTTGTCCATCGTCTCCCGCCGTTCCTTCTTCGTGTAGTCGGCCCATGACTTGAGCCGTCCCCGGACAAGCTGCTTCAGAGCCGGGTCGCGCCTGACCTCAGGAGGGATATCCTGATACGTCGGTGCATCGAGGATCACGGGCTTGCCGTCCACGATGACCGCGTACACGAACGCCTCGAAGCCCGCTCCCAGAGCCCGCTTGATCTGGTTTCTGAAGTCGTCAAAATTGTCAGCCTTGTAGGAATGGCAACCGGATTTCCAGTACTCGCCGATCAGTGCGTGGAAAGCCTTGTTCTGTGCTGTGGTTCCGGTTGCCGCGTCCTCTAGGGTGTACGTCCGCCCCACGACGGGCTGGGTTTTCGATACGGTCTCGTACTCCCCGCCCGTCTTGATGATGATGGTCATGTCAGAACGGGATGTCGTCCGAGAAACCATCGGCAGCAGGAGCCGGGGCAACCGCCTTCGGGGGTTCCTGCGGCGCATCGGCGATCAGGTATTTGATCTCCATGTAGGTCTTGCCGTTATCCTTCGGCTCTCCCTTGGCGAGGTATGCCTGCCCGACCCGGCCAGTCCAGCGGTTGAACTCGAAGTTTCCTCGCGGGATCTTGAAACAGTCGTAAAACTTGGTCATGTTCTGGTTGAAGTACTCGTTCTTGACGATGTAGTGCTTGAACCTGAAGCTGGCCTGGGCAATGCCGAGTTCCACCGTTATCATCGAGGCACCTGCCTTTGACTTCCCGGTGATTACGCTCTCGATGCGGATCTTGTAGTCACCGTCTTCTAGCTTGGGCTGGTTGTTGCTGTAGTCTTCGGGCTGATACCCGTTTGCGAAGTCGCTCATGTGTTCCCCTCTATGATCGATTTGACTTTGTACTCGGCGTAACCGAGCCTGGTTGTAAGCTGCTCAAGAACCTTCTGGTCGCGCTCGATGCGTATCCTGACCGACTGCATCCATGCGGCCTCGAAGCGGTCATCGAAGGAATACAGATCCCACCACTGCCTGCCGGTACACAGCATCCCGCCGTGGCACTGGTACTTGTAGTCTTCAATCAGGTCTTCGTGGCATTTGAAGTACCGCAGGTGTGTGTCAGAGTTCGGGCATTTGATCTCAAGCCCGCCTCCGACTCCGACAAGCCCGTCCGGGGAGCACCCGATGAACTCATTGAGTTCCGCGAATCCAACCTGTTCAACGTTCTGATCGGTTTCCATCTCGTAGGCGATCCTGGCGGTGTCTTCGGTATCGATACCATGCTGCATCGACGCGCTGGTGAAACCAGACGGGCAAGTTCTTCCGGTCATCCGCTCCGCAGCCACCCGGTAGATGATGTTCATTTGGGTTTTGTTCCAGTCTTCCATCGTCTGCCGGCTTGACGGCATGAGGTCACCGAAATCTGATGCGGTGAACTTTCCCGCCCGGACGGCGTACCACTCGGGGCTGCGCTGTTCACATTTGTGGATGATCACTTCACTCCTCCGACAAGCGCCTTGGCCCGTTTGTAGAATCCCTGGAGCCGCTTGGTATCCGGGGCTGGCTTGTCAAGTTCGCGTTTGATCGTGTCGTATGCACTCTGGTCAAGCTTCCGGTTCCCCTCGAAATCCTTCGTCTCCATGAGGTTCTGGAGGTCAAGGCGCAGGGTCTCCGGGTCGTTCGTAATCTGCCCGTCCGCGTCCTCTCCCTCGATGACGATGCCGAAGCCTGAGATGAACGTGTACCTTCGTCCATAGGATGACATGACTCCGCGCACCTGAAGGAGGTTCTGCACGTTCGACCCGTCGCGGTTCTTCACGGGATCGATCTGCGGCGCATCGAAATAATTTGACCTGGTGTAGCCGTAGCCGGATATGTCCATCCAGACCCGCTTGCCTTCCGCTATCGCTTCCTCGTGCCAGGAGTACGAGAAGCCGTGCGAGAAGATCGCTTCGTCACAGGCCCGCTGCAAGGTCTCAAGCGGGGCGTACTTGCTCTTCAGGTGGTCGTTGGCCTTGCTCTTGACGACGGCAGGAAGCTCTGCGCGGAGACGGGCGAACTCGGTGTCGAACTTCAGCTTGGCCTGCCTGTCCTCTTCCGATGCCCGCAGTGCTATGTACCGCTCCAAGACTTCTATGTTCCCGGCGTCAAGCACCTTCTCCAGCAGCCGGTCGTCCCGTACTGCTGTCTCTTCCTTCACTACAATCGCGTTCATAATCCCCTCCATCCAGTGATTTGTTACTTGTTCAGATACGCTGGGCATTTCTTTCCATGCCCCGGTGCGACCAGAAGGAAGGTCTCGTCCTTCTTCCGGGTAGATCGGTGGGCGCACTTGGCGCACAGGTCGCAGTGGCTTGTTCCGGTACAGGGAGAGGAGTCGTAGAATGGCCTTTCCTCGGTCGCGTAGTTCATATCGCCGCCCTCCTTGAGCGGTTCAGGAACTCGTCGATGTCGGTGCGCTTGAAGAGCAGCGACTTGCCGGCGTGGTACGTCGGGATCGCCTCGGAAGATGCCAGGTTGTACAGGTAGGACTCAGACAGGCCCATGTACAGTGCGGCATTCTTGG